CCTTAAAGAATATATGCTATTTTTTGATGCTATAATTAAAGAACTAGGATCAATCGCGGTGTTGCAGAAAGATCTAGATACTCGCCGCACAAATGCTGAAAATGCACTGGATGAGAACCGCAAGGGGCAGCAAGACCTCCTCAATTCTTTGCAAACCAAATACGGCCCAGGTCAGATAGATTTAGATAGAGGGTTATTTATACCTAGTAACACACCGGAACCTGTTCAACCGGCAGAGGATAAGAAAGAATCTAAGCCTGAAGGAAAAACTTCAACTAGGAAAAAGAGTTAAGTTAGGTTACGACTTTTAGAGTCTATTTATACTAGAGATCTTTTAGGACTTACTGGCGCCTGTTTTGAGATCTTGAAGCATATTTATATTAGAACTCTAACAAATCTAACCTAACATGGCAGAAACTCTTATCTCACCTGGCGTATTAGCTCGTGAAAATGATCAAAGCTTTATTGCCCCTGCAGCGATTGAAGCGGGCGCAGCTATCATTGGACCAGCTGTTAAAGGACCAGTCGAAGTACCAACACTAGTAACGTCTTACGGCGATTACCAGAGAACGTTTGGTGTTACATTCGAATCCGGTTCGAATAAATTTGAATACCTAACCTCGCTTGCTGCTAAGTCCTACTTCCAGCAGGGCGGTACTACTCTCCTTGTAACCCGTGTAGTTTCGGGATCGTTTGCTGCAGCTTCTAACACCTTCATTGATGTTGCAGAAGCAAGCATTACATCTGCACCGTTTACTCTTCAGACGCTCGGCAAAGGTGAGATCCTCAACAACGCTACCGGTTCAAGCGCTAATGCATTTACTCTAAATGCTGACGGCTCTTTGGTATCGGGATCTGCCGACAACCTCCGCTGGGAAATTTCTAACGTAAATAACAGCACAGGTACATTTACCCTTTCGATCCGCCGCGGTGATGACAATACCAAGAACAAAATCGTTCTTGAAACGTTCAACAACCTATCGCTTGACCCGAACGCACCAAACTACATCGAGGCAGTTGTAGGTAACCAGACGACAACAAAATCGACAGACGGCGATGTAACCTACATCAGCACAACAGGAGAATATGTTAACAGATCCAAATATGTTAGAGTTTCGGCTGTTAACCTTCCAACTCTAAACTACCTCGGCACAGACGGCGTAACAGTGGGTAACGATGGTACCTACAGCTACAGTGGTTCGCTCCCGGTAGCTTCTTCTGGATCCTTTGCAGGAGCAACCGGTAAAGTTGCTAACGATGGAGTTATTGGTAAATTCTTCAAAGATATCAGCAGCGCAAACACTCAAGGAATCCAGCCAGAAAATTACGCAGATGCTATCTCGATCCTAGAAAATCAGGACGAATACGTCTTTAATATCATCTCGGCACCAGGTCTTTGCTACGATCTAACGGGACACAGCGTACAGATCGATGCCCTTATCTCTCTTGCAGAGACTAGAGGTGATTGTATCGCAGTAGTGGATCTTCGTTCACACGGAGCTACGGTATCGAACGTAACTGGAACAGCAGCCTCGCTAAACAGCTCTTACGCAGCAGCTTACTGGCCATGGCTACAGACTCAGTCCGGAACCGGAAAGAACGTCTTCGTACCAGCCTCGGTATTCATTCCAGGTCTATATGCCTTCACAGATAGCGCAGCTGCTCCTTGGTTTGCTCCTGCCGGTCTTACAAGAGGTGGTATCGTTGGAGCCATTCAGGCCGAGCGTAAGCTTACAAAAGGTCAGAGAGATGATCTCTACACAGCTAACGTCAACCCGATCGCTACCTTCCCTGGAACAGGTATCGTAGCATTCGGTCAGAAGACACTTCAGAAGAAGGCTTCGGCACTCGACCGCGTAAACGTAAGACGTCTTCTTATCGACCTTAAGAAGTTCTTCTCCGATACTGCTAAGTCGCTTGTATTCGAACAGAACACGATCCAGACACGTAACAGATTCCTCGGCACAGTTAACCCATACCTTGAGTCGGTAACACAGCGTCAGGGACTCTACGCTTACAGAGTTGTAATGGATGATACAAACAACACAGCAGATGTGATCGACCGTAACCAGCTCGTAGGTCAGGTATTCATTCAGCCAGCTAAAACGGCAGAATTCATCGTACTTGACTTCACGATTGAGCCTACAGGTGCAACATTTGTAGCATAATTTGATAACCAACTATTTATAGTAAATAAATAAACAAAAGACATGGCAGTACTTGACTCAAACGAGATTATGTTCAGAGCGTTTGAACCTAAGGTTCAGAACAGATTTATCATGTATTTCCAGGATATTCCATCCTTCATGGTAAAATCTGTATCGACTCCGAGCTTCACAGATGAAGAGGTAAAACTCGATCACATCAACACCTATCGTAAGATTCGTGGTAAGAGAGAATGGAACAACGTTGACATGACTCTCTACGATCCAATTACTCCTTCTGGTGCTCAGGCAGTGATGGAATGGGCTCGTCTCTCGTATGAGTCTGTAACAGGACGTGCCGGCTACTCCGACTTCTACAAGCAGGATGTAGTACTAAACCAGCTAGGCCCTGTTGGAGATATCGTCGGTGAATGGATTATCAAAGGAGCCTTCATCGTAGATGCATCGTTTGGAGACTATGATTGGTCTAGCTCCGATGTTGCTGAGATCAGCGTAACTCTTGCCATGGATTACTGCGTACTCAATTACTAATAGCAGGTTAGAAAATAAGAAGAAAGTAAGTCCCCGTCAGGTAGAAGTGGCCTGGCGGGGCATTTTTTATTATATTACTATTTATATTAAATTCACGCTAGTTTTAATTATATGAGTTCTGAATTCAAATTTCCCACCGAGGTCGTAGACCTTCCATCCAAAGGTCTTCTATATCCTGAAGATCATCCCCTTGCAAGCGGTCAAGTCGAAATCAAATACATGACCGCAAAAGAAGAAGACATCCTTACAAACCAGAACTATCTGGCTAAAGGAATTGTAGTTGATAAGCTTCTAGAATCTTTAGTAGTAACAGAGTTTAATTTTAATGATCTTCTAGTAGGAGACAAGAATGCTATTTTGATTGCTGCTAGAGTATTAGGATACGGTAAAGATTATGAGTTTGAGTACGGCGGCGAAAAAGAAACCGTAGATCTTTCTTTAATTGATAATAAAGAGATTGATGAAAGTCTTTTTGTAAACCGTAAAAACGAGTTTACGTACGAACTACCTAATACAGGAACAGTTCTCACATTTAAACTACTAACTCAGGCGGATCAGTCTAAAATTGACCAGGAACTAGAAGGGCTGAAAAAGATCAAAAAGAATGAATCTTTTGAAGTATCTACAAGGCTTAAGCATATGATCACGTCCGTCAACGGGGATACTTCTAATAAGACCGTCAGATCGTTTGTCGATAATGCTTTTCTAGCCAGAGATGCTAGAGAATTTAGAAAGTATATTGAAAAAATTCAGCCCGATGTCGATCTAAGATTCTATCCAGACGGAGGTCCTGAAGGAGGTGTAGATATCCCGATCGGGATTAACTTTCTTTGGCCTGACGCCAGAGTATAGAGCTGCTCTATTTGATCAGATGCATCAGATTGTATTCCACGGAAAGGGTGGATATGATCATGATACGGTCTATGCAATGCCGGTATGGCTAAGAAACTATACTTATAGGAAAATCTCTGATTTTTACGAAAAAGAAAAAGAGGAAATGGATAAGGCTAGGGGCAAGCAGAAATCCGCAGCAGCTCGAGGGCCAAACGTTAAACGGACTCCTACCTATAATACAAAGGCTCGTACATAACTACGAGCTTTTGCTATTTATATAAAATTGTCCCTCAATGGCCAAGAATCAAAACATTACAGATCAGCAGGAACTTAATAGGCTAACTCGAGAGTATGAAACTATGCTCAATCGAGTGAATAGCCTTCGATCCCGTATTGGCCAGAATCCGATTAGGCTTCTAGCACCTGAGGAGACAGGTAATATTAGAAACCTGACATCTGCCATAAAGACTCTAGCAGACGAATCATCTGCACTAAATGAGCAGTTATCTGAAGCTAAAAAGAGCTTTGTTGGACTCAATGATGAGATAAAAGAGTTTGGAAAGCATTTAGAGGAGCAAAATAAAGGAATAGAGGATTTAGTTGATTCTTTTAAAACAGTTACCCAAGAAGTTAAAACTCTTACTAAAGATTTAGCAGAAATTAAAATCCCCTCCTTAACTCAGAGAATTGGATTTGAAATAGATGCATTACCGGAGATTGAATTACCGGACCTAAAACAGAGAATTACCTACACTACCTCAGACGTACCTACGATAGACCTTCCGGATCTACAGCAAAACATTTCATATGCTCTTGGTGTTTTACCTACTCCGGAAGTACCTAATCTTGAGCAAAGAGTAAACTATGTACTTGGTACCCTACCTACTACCGAGTTACCTGAGTTACAGCAGAAGGTAAATTATGCCTTAGGGACATTACCTTCTACCGAGTTACCCGAGTTACAACAAAAGATTAATTATGTCTTAGGAGAGATACCGGAAATTCCTTCTCTAGGAGATAAGGTACTAAATATAGTAGTAAAGGGAGTAGAAGAAGCCGAAGCTATCTTCAAGAAATTAGCTGAACCTTTCTCTAAAACTATTTCTGTTGGAGCAGAAGTAACAAGAACTACTCAAGCGGTGCAACCTCCACCCCCAATTCGACAATCGGTCGAGGTTAAAATAGATGACAGCTATGTTAATACTGTTGCTACTTCTCTAGGGAAGACTAGAGAAGAAGTTAAGAAGGCTATGATCGAAG